AATACCTACTACGCCGCAAAAAACTGGATGACGGGCGTATACAACTTTACCGATGATGCTCCGCCACAGCCCTTAATCCCGATCATCGCTAACTGGGACGACCATGACAAAGTACCGTGGGCGTTGCCACAAGTCTATGATTACATGGAAGGTTGGGATGCGGTGTCTCGAGAAAGTCCAATTACAGCTGAGAACTACAACCGCCGCCGCTATTTGACTTGTTATGGGAAGTCGCAGAAGTCAGAATTTGGCACGATATTCGTTGATCGTGATGGCGAACCGGACAGTTACACCGGCGGCGTGGTATTAGGTAGCGGAACAATTACGCTGTCATCAGTAGATGGCCAAGCAACGTATCATTTCACGATTCCTCAACCGGGTGTTTATGATGTAGCAGTTTCACTTTGTTATCCGTTTTGGGATAAGAACGCTATCAACGTTTCGCTTGACGGTTCTGGGCAGACCTTCACTGAAAACCGATTGTGGTGGCCCTATTGGAGAAAAACCTTCTGGGCGGTTCTCGCTAGCAAGGTGAGCCTTTCAGCAGGAACTCATACGATAACAATCAATGGTGGCGAGATAGGGGCGCAGTTCTACGGTTTTCGAGTTTGTTCTAATTTCAGCCAAGCGCCATCAGTGGGCAGCGCTACCTTTTCCCTTTCGCCGAGAAGCTTCAAGGATGTGGATGGCAATATGGCGGTTCCCGATAAAGGGTTTAAGCTGACTACCGAAGTCTTACGACGAAAGCCTGATTCTGGACTTGCTTGGTATGAAGATTTCCGAGATCCCGTCACATTGCAAAGCACCTACTGGCAGATGCTCTCGGGCAGTTGGTCGGTGTGGCAAGCCCCCGATGCCGTGGGCAGTCGTCCATATTCGCAGCTCGAGGGTAGCGGGCAGCTTGCTTGGAAATACAACAACTTTAGCGATGTTCACATCCGGGCAAGGCTTGCGTTTCCCATGAATGGAACCGGACGTGCCGGGGTATTTTGCGGAGAGGTTTTCTGTTGTATCAACATTGATACCCAGAGGATTGAACTATATCAAGGTGCTACTTTACTCGGCAGTTATAGCGCGTCCTACTTGAAAACGCCGGATGCCGACCTCCGAACGAATCCGAATATGTATCTCATCGAGATGCGAAAACGCGGCAATAAGGTGCGGGTATATTCCGGTAATTCCAATACACTGAGATTCACGGTGAACATCTCATCTACTGGCGGCTACTGCGGGGTTCAGTCCGATGGACCGATCAAGTGTGAGTTGCTTCGACTGGGTGATGCTTGGACCTATGAGCCGTATGAAGCCTTTGACGTTGTCATGCCGGACGGTTCGACCTCAAGTTTTGGGAGGGTAAGTCGGTCAGGCGTTACATGGGATGCAGAATTTAATGTATTCGCTCTCGCCTCTGATGTGGAGGAAGCTGCTACCCGAAGCGAAGACATCTCGATGGATTATGACTTCTATCACAGCGGCTTACTTGAAATTCCCTGTAATGCTGATTACACGGCGCAGATTGTGCCAAGGGACATCAATGTTTGGATCTCGCGATTGTTCCTCGGTGACGCCGACGGATTCTCCATTTTATATTATCAGGATGTGGATTCACTGGTCTACTGGTCGAACGAAGCTGCCTACCGGTGGGGTTTAAGAGGAATAGCCATCTGGTCGCTGGGACAAGAGGATATGCGGCTCTGGGAAGCGCTTCCTAAACAAATATAACGATCCAATTTACATGGCACCTACGCCTGTCAACTTCGGCAGGCGTTTTTGTATGCAAAAAAACAGGAGGGAAATAACATGAAGACAATTTGGGCTTGGACGCAGACAGCGTTCGCAGGAATCGGGGGTGTCCTCGGCTGGTACTTAGGGGGGCTTGACGGCTTTCTTTACGCGCTTATCGCATTCGTGATGGTGGACTACATTACGGGCGTTCTTCGCGCCATTGTGGAGAAACAACTCTCCAGCAGAATCGGATCGCGTGGTATCGCCAAAAAAGTAGCCATCTTTTTAGTGGTTGGAATCGGACACTTGGTTGACGTGTATCTGCTTGGCGGGAATGGCTCTGCACTACGCACGGCAGTTATCTTCTTCTATATATCCAACGAGGGGATCAGCCTGTTAGAGAATTCGGTGGCGGTGGGATTACCCGTCCCTGAAAAACTGAAAGAGGTTTTGTCACAGCTGCACAGCAAAGGAGGAGAAACAAAATGAACCTACACAAACTCATCTTTATAAACAACGCTTGCTACAAGGCAGGCAGAACGATTACACCAAAGGGCATCATGGTGCATTCCACTGGTGCGAACAACCCAAATCTGAATCGCTATGTCGGTCCGGACGACGGTCTGCTTGGAAAAAATCAATACAACAACCACTGGAACCAGGATAGACCTGATGGTCGCCAGGTCTGTGTACACGGCTTTATCGGGAAACTGGCTGACGGAAGCATCGCCACATATCAGACGCTGCCTTGGAATCATCGCGGCTGGCACGGTGGAGGGTCATCAAATGATACACATATCAGTTTTGAAATTTGTGAGGACGGTCTGACCGATGCCTCGTATTTTAGAGCCGTTTACCAGGAAGCCGTGGAGCTTTGTGTCTATCTCTGTAAGCTCTATGGACTGACTGAAAAAGATATCATCGGGCATTATGAGGGTTATCAACTGGGCATTGCCTCTAACCACGGCGATCCGAGGAACTGGTTTCCAAAGCATGGGAAGTCGATGGATACGTTCCGGGATGAAGTAAAAGCCTTGCTCAATACAACCGCTTCGCCTGATCCAGCGCCAAATAAGGAGCCTTTAATCCATGCTGGTGATATCGTGAAAATCATTGGTAGCAAGTATTACGGCGGCAAAGTCATCCCGGATTGGGTGAAAAAACTCACCTGGTATGTACACAGCATCAAAGGAAACCGTGCTGTCCTCAATGAAGATGAAAATCACGAGTATGCGATCATGTCGCCCGTCAAAGCCACGGACCTTGTTTTGGTGACGGCTGTTGCAGACAGCTACACCGTCCACAGTGTGATCGAGGGGGATACGCTTTGGGCGATTTCCAATAGATATCTTGGTAGTGGCTCTCGTTATCAGGAAATTATGACGCTGAATGGACTTACAAGTACTGTCATCAATATCGGTCAAAAATTGAAAATTCCGATCAACTAGTCTCATACGCATAAAAGCCTGCAAGAGTTCCTTCATTGGAATTTTTGCAGGCTTTTTTTCGTTCATTTGGCCGCTTTCTGTCCTGGGACTAGTAGAGGGTGATGATTGATAGGTTCCCTCGGAAAGAGGTCGAGATGATGAAAGTAACAAAGTTGGATGACGTTGAGGCTATTCAATATAAATCCGAGAAAGTCACGGAAGATGCACTTCAGAATGAACATGATTATTTGTTAGCGGAAAAACTAACTATGAAGCTCTTAGAAAAGAGCCTTATTACCCAGAGTGAGTTTGACAAAATCATGGCAAAGAACCGTATCAAGTTCTCCCCCTTCTTAGCAGAGATCATGGCATAAAAGACTTGATAAATAAGGCTTTTAGAGTGATGTATAGTACTGTAAGAAAGGAGGTTGAGACAATGAAACGGATAACAAAGATTGAAGCAAACGAGAAGCTGCAGAAGGCGACTAAAAAACTGCGTGTTGCTGCTTATGCTCGCGTTTCAACAGATAGCCGCGAACAACTCGTCAGCTTGGAAGCTCAAAAAAGTCATTATGAAACCAGCATCAAAAGCAATCCCAACTGGGAGTACGTCGGACTATATTATGATGAAGGCGTTTCAGGTACACGCATGGCCAAGCGTGATGGACTTAGTAAGATGCTTGATGACTGCGAAGCCGGTAAGATTAATTTCATCATTATCAAATCCATCAGTCGTTTTGCCAGAAACACTACAGAGTGCCTTGAAGCGGTTAGAAAGCTTATAAAGATGAAAGTGTTCATTTACTTCGAGAAGGAAAATATCAACACAGGCGATATGGAGAATGAGCTACTGCTCACAATTTTTTCAAGCCTTGCGGAAAGTGAGTCCATTTCCATTTCGGAGAATGAAAAATGGTCCATTGAGAAGAGATTCCAAAACGGAACATACGTTGTTGCTTATCCACCATATGGTTACAAAAACGAGGATGGTTTAATGGTGATCAATGATGATGAGGTTGATGTAGTCAGGTACATTTTTTCAGAGAGTTTGGCTGGTAAAGGTGGACATTTAATCGCTAGAGCTCTTAATGATAAAGGCATCCCAACCAGGAAAAAAAGAGAATGGACATCTGGGACGGTGCTCTCGATTCTTCGGAACGAAAAGTATAAAGGTGATGTGCTTTTTCAAAAAACTTTTACGGATGACACGTTTGCTAGGCACATCAATAATGGTGAGAAGAACCAGTACTATATAGCTGAGCATCACGAAGCAATTATCACTGCTGAAGATTTTGATTTAGTACAGACGATAATCAAAAGACGCTCCAATGATATGAAAATACAGACGGGTGAAGGAAAGTATCAAAACCGCTACCCGTTTTCTGGCAAGATAATTTGCGGCGAATGTGGTGCCACTTGGAAAAGAAGAACGCATACAGAATCGAAAATCAGATACTTCGCTTATGCGTGTAAAACGCATATTAAAAGAGTAGACCAGTGCAGCATGCAATTCATCCGCGAAAGAAATATTGAAGTAGCTTTCTTGAATATGATCAACAAGCTGATATTTTCTAAGAAAGTGTTATTGCAGCCTTTGCAAACAAGCCTAAAAGACCTCAATCAGGGAGAGGCTCTGGCGCGACTTGGCATATTGGATGTAGCGCTTGAAGACAATTTGAACAAGAGGCAAAAGATAACGGAGCTGTTTGCTAAGGAATATCTTGAAACTGCGGTTTTCAATGAACAGAATTCAGGTCTCCTTGCTGAAGCTAAACAGATCAGTGATGAAAAAGAAACACTTTATGCTTCGCTCGCTCATGAGCACGAGCACCTGGAAGCCCTCAATAAACTCATCAAGTACATCAATAGCGTAGGTACTCTTAGAGAATTCGATGAAGCTGCGTTTGAGGAGCATGTGAAGTACATTATCGTGTTCAAAAGATTTGAAGTTGGCTTTGTGCTAAAGTGCGGATTAACATTAAGAGAAAGGTTGTGAGGTTATGGCAATACCATATGGATATAGAAATGAGAAAGGAAAAGCCGTTATAGATGAAGAACAAGCAGAGCAGGTTAGGATGATTTTCATGGGTTACTTGTCTGGCCTTGCCTATGTTGCAGCAGCTGAAGCGGTTGGACTAAAGCTTAATCATCCAAGTGTAAAGAGAATCCTGCAAAACAAACGCTACCTTGGTGACAAGTATTATCCTACGATTATCGATCAGGAGACTTTCGAAAGAGCAGAAGCAGAACGGTTCAAGCGGCAGCGAAAATTTGGCAGAATATTTCCCGATAAGCTAGTAGAAGAATGCAGACCAGCTACAAAATTTATCATGCCCAAAGCAGGAAAGATTTTCAATGATCCATTCAAGCAGGCTGAGTACGCTTACAGCTTGATCGAAAGTGAGGTTGAAAAATGATTTCACTTGCGAGCAATGTAACCGTCATTCCGGCAAAGAAAACAGTCGGAACGCAAAAGGCAACCGATCAAAAGCAGAAAACTAGAGTTGCTGCCTACTGCCGGGTCAGTACGGACAGCGAAGAACAGGAAACTAGCTACGATGCACAGATTCTACATTACACCTCTTACATCGAAAGTCATCATGATTGGGTACTGGCAGGAATTTATGCCGATGACGGCATCTCAGGAATGAATGCGAAAAAGCGCGATGAGTTTCAGCGCATGATCAACGACTGCCATGATGGCAAAATAGACATGGTGATTACCAAGTCCATCAGCCGATTCGCTAGGAACACGGTCGATTGTCTGAATTACACTAGAGCGCTCAAGAACAAGAACATCGGCGTTTATTTCGAGAAAGAAAATATCCATACGCTTGACGCCAAGGGTGAAGTGCTTATGACCATTATGGCCTCCCTTGCGCAGCAAGAGAGCGAATCCTTATCGGCTAACGTTCGACTGGGCTTACAGTTTCGCTACCAGCAAGGAAAAGTGCAGGTCAACCACAATTGGTTCTTAGGCTACACCAAGGACGAAGAGGGTCACCTTATCATTGACCCAGAGCAAGCAGAAGTCGTAAAACGAATCTACCGAGAGTACTTAAGTGGCAATAGCCTTTTAAAGATAAAAAGATCACTTGAAGCAGATGACGTTCTGAACGGTGCTGGACATGGAAAATGGAATGAAAGCAATATCAAGCAGATACTTACCAATGAGAAATACATTGGTGACGCATTGCTTCAGAAAACTTATACAGTAGATATTCTTGAAAAGAAGCGTGAAGCCAATAAGGGCCAAGTTCCGAAGTACTATGTTGAGGATAGCCACGAAGGTATTATTCCAAAAGACATCTTTTTAAAGGCCCAGGAGGAAATCGCAAGACGCGCAAACCTCACAAAAGGCTCTACACAGCACAAACGAGTCTACAGTGGCCGATATGCACTTTCTGGGATGGTATTTTGCGCGCATTGCGGGGATATCTACCGCCGAATCAAATGGAATAACCGAGGTTATAAATCTATAGTTTGGCGCTGCGTCAGCAGAGTTGATAAAGACGGACCTGATTGCACAGCAAGGACAGTACGAGAAGAACATCTTCACGAAGTGGCGGTTGAGGCAATAAACGGAGCCTTTCGTGAAAAAGAAAACATCCTGCCGCTTTTAATTGAAAACATTGAAAGTAGTCTTGAAGAAAATATTGATGATCGCATTAAAGCGGTTAATAAACAAATAAAAACACTCCAGCAGGAGCTTTTAGCAACAGCCAGTAACAAGAACGCTGGCGATGAGCTTGGTATGGAAATAAGAAGGCTTCGCGAGGAGAAGCAGGCTATCCAGGCTGAGGATGCTTCGCGCCAAGATCGGAAGAAACGAAGCAATGAACTTATTACTTTTCTCGAAGAGCTACCTTGTGAACTTACCGAATATGATGAGCAATTTGTAAGGACGCTCATAGATAAGATAATCGTCTTTGATAACCATTTTATAGTGGAATTTAAGTCCGGAATTGAAATCCAAATTGACGAGTAAATAAAATATTAAAGCCGCAGCTCTTTTCGCAACGGGTTCCGTTTGAGGGTGCAAAAGTAAAAATCGCATATCAAATCGCACCTTAAATCGCAAGCAAAA